TTGTTCAGATTTTCTCTGATCTGTTGTAACAGATCGCTTACTGTCATTTTTAACGCCTCCTGACATGGATACGCCAGTGACGTGAACAGTCACATCCTTTTTTTCATCTGACATTTAGTATCCTTTCTTAGTACCCTTTTTCTTTACTGGCTTTTTAATCTTTTTAACAGCCTTCTTTTTTCCGTACTTCATCTTACTTCCTCCTGTCATTAATTTTCCAAAACTTGCGCGGTTCATTTATACATTCCCCGCTGATAATTCACGGGCTAGGATCTTGAGCGTTTCAGCAAAGCCCTTGTCCAGCTCTTTTGCAGCCATAGCAAATTTGCGTGGCGAGATATCATCTGACTTTAATCCACGCCGCTCTAGGAAGCTCTTAGCCGCCCTTATTTCTGCCTGCGCTACCTTTTTAATTGCGGCTCTAGCCATTATATCGCGCCTCCTGTCGTTTCGTCTTTAGTTATAGATCCAAGTGTTCCATAGCTGGCGGCTCCACCAACTGTAAATGGCAACATATAATTTGGTAAGCCTTTCTTGCGTAGTGACTGTATGAGATTTGGCGTCAGTGGCAACGCAATAGTGTCTTCCAATCCTGCGTCTGTTTGAATATTTACTGGAAACAGTTCAGCAGTTGGATCTGCTGACTTAGCAATATTTAACAAGTTCTTTGGCGCTATATTGCCATAAAACTGTCTATGACCCTCAAGATCACCTTGCGTGTATTGCTTTACCATTTCTGGGTTTGGAAGGGTTATGTAATCTGCCCCACTCTCAATAGCGTCTGCCAGTTGGCGCCTAAGAACCATATCAACCCACGCATCTGTGCTTTCGACAAACGGCGCGCCACTTTGATAGTTGCTTAAATCTACATCACCATATATCTCTAAGTTTTTATCAAGCCTATCTTTTAATTTATTTATTCTTTGATTAACGTCAACTATTTGATTTTTTGCCCAAGTAACATATTCGGTTGGAACAGTGTTTTTATTATCTATTATGTAATAAGCAAAATTGTATAGATTATTCTGAAGCTCTTCTTGACTTGTAATTTTTTCATCAGGTTTACCTACCCTAGTTTCTTTTTGAAAAGTATGTTGAGGATCTATATCACTTGAAGAAAATTGTGTGCCAAGATATTTATTTTTAAAATTAGCAATAATTGTTTTATAAGTTTCAAGATCTTCTGGATATTGCGCCCTTAGATCTGTACTGCCAAGCCCAACATCATTAGCAAAAATAGCTTTATTTAAGCTAAGTTCAGATGTAGTGGTTGCCATTCTAATGTTGTCTTGTAAATCAGTTACTTCTACAGCAGCAACTTCTTGTAAACGAGTTCTTGGGGTTGTTCCATCCCTGCGAATGCCTTGCTGCATATCTGATTGAGCTTCACCAACGTGGTACGCAGTGCCACCTCCCTGCACAGGAAACTCAGCAGTACGAGCATGGGCTACAAGATTGCTCTCTCTATCGCTTCCAGAAAAATGCATTTCTTGAAAATAATCGTCTTCCAACTTTCCTGTTGGATCTCTAAATTGATATGTGGTTTCCCTCATATTAGTGCCGCCCTGTGGGAAGAATGAGGCGTATTCTAGATCACCTCCCTTACCTACTGCCCAAGTTGGGATATTTCCGTCTGGGAAAATCAATGAATTATATACATCTTGACCTTGCATAGCGGCGTTATCAAGTTCATTTGCAGCGTCTTCATCAAACATTTCGCGGTAGCCGTCTACTTGTTCGTTCCATTGATATTCTGCCGCTTTTTTTGCGTTATCAAATACAAGTGTGACACCATTTGGTACAAGTGAGTTTCCTTCTTTTTGTAAAATATAACCGTCAGGATATTTTTCGGCTAACTCTTGTCCATTGTTAACGCCATCAACTTGTTCTGCAAGTTCGTCTAAAACTAAAGGCAGATTTTTTAAATCAGAAATTTTGTCAATGTCTGGTAAATCATCTTCCCAATCATTTATAAAAAGTTCTTTTTGTTTTTGAAGTCTTTCTTCTGATACACGTTCAACGTAACGATCCTCTAGTACACGAATGTTTCCACTATTATCAGGCCCACCTTGAGCAGTTTTGGCTTCTATCAAGTTTGTGTTGTCTTCAAGGTATTCAAGAAGTTCTTGTGGGGTTACATCTTTGCGGCCTTGAAATGCTTCGTCAGCGCCTGACCATTCAAGTTCTTTGATTTTGACGCCCTTCATTTTTAACATTAATCTCTTTAGCTCTGAATAGCTTGCACTTTTTATATTACCCATGGATTCAAGGTTTTTAGCCGCCTGCACTGCCGCACTGTAGAACTCAGGCGCAATGCGTGGCCCATCATTGCCGCTGTTAATCGGTGGTAGCGCGCCTAGCCTGCCCTCTTGCTGTTCTATGAGTTTAGCCTCAAGCATGGTCGGGCCTTGCTTGTTGTACACATCAGCAGGCGCGTGTGCCTTTAGGTAATCAAGATCTGCACCTTGTCTAAAATCTTCTGGGGGTGTGTACCCAGAATACATACCTGTCCCGTCTGATAGACGGACAGTGCTACTTTCAGCACTTTTTTTGTTATTTGATTCTATTATAATATTTGCCGCACGTTGTTCTGCTTCTGTCGTAGGAATTGGTAAATTGTACTTTGCGTAAAGCTCACGCAACTGCTCAGTGTTAACTGCGTCATCAACGCTTGTGATTGGAGCTAAAGCTATGGCTTCTTGAATACGGACATTTTCAGCAGCACGGGAGACTTCATCAGCAGCTTCTGCTGTATCGTCTAATATACCATAGGGATCTGGCAGATCTTGAAGAGCATCCTCAATTGAAATAAAGTCAGAGTCATCATCAAGACCAGCAATTACGGCCTGAATACGCTCTTGCATATCATCTTCTGGAACCATTTCATAATCAACTATGTCAGTTATATCATCATCTGGGTTTTGTTGAACTGGGATAAAACCTTCTTCAAGTTGTTCAGCAGCAGTAGGGTTTAAAATTGCGTCAATATTCATTGGCGCTTCACCTTGAGCAGCATTATTTGCAAAAGCACCACTCATTCTAGCTTCTAGCTCTTCCATTGAAAATGATGGCTCTGGCGTTGTATTTACAATGTTCATTGGCTGTGTGGGATCAATCCTCAGATCCTCAAGATCCTCGATTGACACAAAGTCAGGTGGCGCAGGGATTTCGTTAGGATCAATCTCTGGAATGTCTCTTGTAATATATAATATTTGTTCTTCCGATAATGGTTGCCCATCTGGGCCTACATTTAATGCATCACGTCTTACTTGTTGCTCCTCTGCAAAACTTACGTCATGCATATCTACATCTCGCTGAAAACGCTCTTGTCTTGCTCTCTCAAAGGTATCAATATCATCTGTAAGGTCTTCAAGTAATAGCGGTTGCTGTGCAAAGTTTCGTTGCCTCTCTGCGGCTGCAAACTCTTCAAGCGAGGCATCAAACTCAGGTCCGTCCTGCAATCTTAAATCCATTGAAGGTAAATTTTTGCCTTGCTGACCTAGCCTTGCTATTTTTGAGAGCCTAAGTGGAACACCTAAATATGGAGCTAAAAATTGCTCCCCAAACTCAATGCCGCCAAGTAAATCTCTAGACAGTCGATCTTCTTTTTCTTCGTTTTGAAACGGAACTTGTTCAGCCACAAATCCAGCAACGCCTCCAAGACCAGCTACAATAGTGCTAAACAGCCCAAGGGTAGTGTCAGCAACGCCACCGTAGACTTTTTCTAAGCCTGTAGGTCCACCGGGGTAGAATGCCATCTCTGGGAGCATTGTGGCTACGCCCTGTCCCGTAAACGCTTTTTTTAAACTGCTCAAACCAGAACTTAAATAATCGCCTGCCACGTCATAGCCAAAATTGCTAAATGGTTGTTCTGTTTGGTTTACCTCTGGCGCAACATATCCAACAGGATCTGCAACGGGCGTTAGTGGAGCTTGCCGCCGCCTGCGGTTCTGCTCTTCTAAGAAGGCAGCATATGTTTCTCCACTAGCTATCGGCATAATATTGTTCCTCTAACCATCTACCACGCCTTACACGACCAGTATCGTGCCTTAGTCTTGGGGCCGGGGTTATCACAGTTGTGGCGCGCCCTAAAGTTAGATCTTCGACCCTTCTGGGTTTTTTTGATAGACATCTTGGGATCTCCAAAGGTCACGCGCTTAATCTTATCGCCGTCCGTCACATATACCACAGACTTCTTCTTGCCGTAAGAAGTTTCGCCCTTGGATATGCGGCGTGGCTTGTTTAGCTTTACGCTCTTACCTTTGTACGTTGCCATTACCTTGGTACTCCTAAAGATTCTGGGCTAAGTGGCCCATCTACATCTTCTGCGCCTCTGAGGTAATTTATCTCCACAGGTATGGTTGGCCTGCCACTCTCAATGCCCTCAATAATTCTGTGGTTGCCCTCGACCACAAACGGTACGCCATCTTCACGCACATGAATAAGAATTGGAGATTCCTCATAGCCAGTTTCTGCAATAGATTGACGCAACCTACGCATTTTGTTTGCATCTGGACGATACCTTTCTTCGCCGACAGATCCCGCCACGTTTGCAAGCGTTGTTGGATCAAGGCGCAATCTTTCTGTGAAATAACCTGTAACACCTTCGCCAGTTCCCAAGGTTGAGCGATAGGTATTTGGCTCTGCATCATCACGGGCAGCTTGAGCATATCGCAACTTGCTTTCTAGCCAATCGCCGCCGGGGTTATCTATCTTCAGCGTGGGCATTGCAGGCATAGCTGCCTGCGCGTCCTTGGCGATCTGTATATTGATGCTATTAGCAAAGCGGGGGTCTAATAGCCTTTGGCGCGCAGCGGTATTCAGAATGTCGCTCAGAGTCTCTAGGGGAGCTGTTTCCAGAGTATCTAGTGTCACGCCGGATTCTTTTGCAATATTGGCAATTTTAGAGTTAGACTTGATCTCAAGGCCAAACATATCACGGCCCAAAGACTGTGCAGCTTTGCCTAAGTTATCTAGTGAGCCAAAAATACCCATTACTTTTTGGTTTTCTTCTTCTTCAGCTTTTTAAAGTCAGCGCCAGTTATCTTGTTTGTAGGCTTGGCCTGCTTGGCAATGTTTTTTTGACCCTTGCTCATCTTTTTCATGCTTTTTTCCTAGCTACTTTTTTTGCAGTATCCGACAGATCTTTCATGTGGACCAGAAACTTGCTGGAGGCCGTGTGACGCGCGCCAGACATGACCTTGCCCTTGGCGTCCTTGTGAGTGGCGCCCGTATGCTCTTTGCCGTTCTTAAAGTAATGCTTAACACCAGCAGCCATTATGATGCTCCATTTCAATTTCAGCGTCTTGACGCTTCATGTCTGCTTCTATTGCAGCATCTTCGATTGATTGCTCTATGGCATCTTCTTCCCATTGGTCTTCAAAATCATCGTGTTCGTTATTTAAAATACCCATTATGCTCTCCTCTTCTTTGGTTTCTTTGCGGTCTTAGCCGCAGCTTTAAACGCACCTTTGGCCGGCGCGCCTTTTTGACCAACCTTACGCATTTTCTCGCCAGACCCAGCAGCTATGCGCTTTTTCTTTGCAGCGATATTTGAATATAATCCGGGTTTAGCCATTATAATTATCCTTCTGGAAGTTGTTGATTGTCAGGTGGTAGGGCGCCGTAAGTTCCTGCACCACCAATAGCAAGTGGAACCGATAATACAGCCTTGTTTTTAATAAAATCGTTTAGCATTTCTTTGCGAGTTAATCCGCGCTCACCAGCTCTCTTGTCTAGGCTACGCCTAAACAGCTCCATAAACGTACCTTGGCTTTCGTCTGCCAAGCCAGTGATGTCTCCAGCTCCCATCCACAGGCTTGCTTGAAACTGTGCAGGGGTCATGTCGTACTTAGCTGATACACGGTTAGCCATGTCTTCGTAGGCCGCATATTCATTTGCTTTTGGAGTGTCAGACCACGCAGTAGGGATCTCTTGGAACGGAAATGTATCTTTAATATGGCCGTCTTTCCAAGCCTTAAATAAATTTATCTCTGACATTTCCTTGCCATTAACCATGCGCGTAGATGTGTATTTCTTAATTTTTCTAGGGCCAATAATTTCAGCAGCAATCCTTGCATTTTCGCCACTTAGTTTTGCTTGGGCGCTAAGAAAATCTCCACCGCCATCTGACATAGCCAACATCCGCATAAAGTGCATATCAGCCGCAATGTTTACATCGTCACCAAGCAAGTCATTACCAAAGCCTTTAACCTTGGGGTTTGCTTGTAGCCACTTACTTAGAGGTGCACCAGTAAGCTCTTCGGGAACCACGCGCTCCCAAGAACCCATTTCTCTATTTACCACATTACCAGCTTGGTTGCGCTGCTTGATGTGTCCATAGTTAAAATCGTCTGGGATATTTGCTGGCTCAACGCCTAGCTCTTTTGCGGCTGCAAGTGGTGTGACGCCTTCATCCTTCACCATCTGAGCCACTCTTATGCGATCTTCTGGAGCAATAGCTCTGTACAGACTAGCGAACCTAATGTTTTGCGGAACTTTAGATCCAGTAGATGTTGTTCCAACAAGCTCTAGATATTCGCGCCATTGCTTGTCGCCTTCTACTTCCCCCAAAGAGCCCACCATCCAATCGCGCAATTCCTCAGTATTGTACCAATCAGGTCCAGCAAGCACTTTGCCTTTTTCAATGTAAGAATCAAATATATTGTTAATTGGGTTGTCTTCATCAGCAATTGATAGCTCTAGACGCTGCATTCTCTCAGTTGTTTTAGCTGGCCTATATCTTGGATATGGCTCAGTTCTATTTGGTGCTGCGCCACGGTATTCAGGAAAAAATCCTGCTGGATAATCTACGCTCTCAAGCGGATCTATTCGCATATTTGGTGGTGGCCTGTTGTCGCCCATACCCGCAAGATCACTTAGACTGCCAATGGGCTGGCCTAAAGCGTCAACGGCATCATCGACATCAACATTAATTTTTTTGCCTAGATCAGCTCCAGCTTGTAAAAATTTAAGAATACCAGCCATTACTTCTTGCCCTTATAGCCTGACGCATAGACAGCGCGGCCCTGCTTGGCAGCTTCAGCCTTGGTTTTATAAACCTTGCCCTTGCTTCCCCAACGGTAGCCGCCCTTGACCTTCACTACAGGCATATTAGCCTCCTAGAAGTTTGTTCATCATTTCGTGCACGTTGCCACCGTCGAGCTTCATAACTTTGACTTTGATATCCTTGCCATCTGGCATTTCCATCATTTCGTCATCGTCATACATCTCTTCGTCATCATACATTTCTTCGTCTTGATCAATGCCCATCATTGTCTGGTGGCATAACAGCAGGAAGTTAACTAACTGATCGTCAGTCATATCAAGTCCAGCTTCAGTGTGAGAAAACCCCATTTTGCTCATAAACAAAGTGGCGTTGTCTTCCATATTTTCTACATTAACTTCAGCCATATCAGCCTCCTTTATCGTCGCGTCTGTGGACGCATTGATGTCATTGGCGCTGTTGGGCGCGTCATTGGGCGCTTCGGTACGATTATACCTGCGTCAATCATCTCTTGCATATTCATAGGCGTCATTTGCTCCATGCGGTCATCAACTTGGTATGATTTCTGCATTTGAGGGCTTGGAGTAGCTGGAGCCATACCTTGCATTGCACCCATGCGTTGCTGCGCCGCATTCTTTTGAGCCATAAACTGATCCATTTGTTTTTGAGTGAGATTTGTTGGCATCGCTGTATTCATTGCCAATTTCATCTCAGCGTCTGACATTGCACCCATACCTTGTGCTGGCTGTTTCATAATGTCTGGGTTTGTACCCTGTGGGAATGTGTCCATCTGCTCAACTGGAAACCTGTCTGTAGCGCCAACGACCGACTGAAACATTTCGCGTTCCTGATCTGACAATACGCCGCCTGCTTGGATGCGTTGGCCAATTATCATAAGCTGCTGTGCAGATTCCTCATCCATATCGCCGGGGCGAATCTTTTGTAAGAAACTCATAACTAACTGGTAGTCAGGATTCATTTGCATTTCGTTTGGCATCGCAGCCTCCTATATCAATCTTCTGTTTCAATTATATTTCCATCATTGTCGTACTTCAATGCGGTTTCAAGGTCTTTCGCAGATATAAGATCACCTTCGGCATTCTTATACATTACTTTACCCTCTACCATAACTTTTTCTAAACGCTCATCAAAATCTACGCCATCCATCCATTTTGCCATATAAATCGGCAATCCAGCAGTATTTCCGCTTCTGAAGAACCTGTTGTATATTTTGCTAACTAATGGATCTTCGTCAGTCGTATCAGTGGCAGCTTCTATGCCATACACACTTTCTACAGTTTCGCCACTTTTTGCATCATCATAGTTAACTATTCCGTCTGTAACTTCTTGGACGCTTCCGTCACCTTCAATATAATATTCTGTTCCATCTAAAGCGCCATAACCGCTTCCAGTTGTAATAAAGCCATCCTCTGTACTCATGCCAGTTGGGTCAGCATCGGCAGCGGTAGACTGAACATCAAACACCGTATTGAAACGTGTATTTTCTTCGTTTGCTACATCTTCTGGCAAGCCACCGGGGAGTAATCCTTCAGCTCCGTATTCGTCTAAAATAGCACTAACATTGCCAGTCATAGTAGATGTATCGAAGCCAATGTACTCACCAGCATCATTAAACAATGGCGTGGCGCCAGTTTCCAAAGCAGATATTTGCTCATCCACAATCGCCCTGCGACCTTCGATACTAGCCTCAAGCATTTTACCTGCAATAGCGCCCCCAAAATAAGGTATTACACTATTGCCAAAAAACGATCCAAAGTAAGCTAAATCGTTAGGTGGAATATCCCTTAATAAATCATCTTTTATTTCTGCCACAGTTGCTTCGTCTTCTGACATACCAGTTGTATCTACTGCTGTTCCAGTAGTTGGATCATCAGAAACACCATAGACGTAGTTTTCTCCAAGCAGGCCAGTAGCAGTGCCACCGCCAGTCATATCTTCGCCAGTTGTCGTATTGGTTAAAACACCATCAATATACTTAGCGCCGTCAAATGGCGTAACTAAATTTGCTAAAGTTTCGCGCACGCTATTCGATCCAGTAGGCAGCGCGCCACCCGTATCTTCAGTTTCAACTACCTCATCTGGTACTGGTTCATAATTTCCGTTCAAAACATAATGACTTAGCCCTGCTGCCCTTGCTTCGGCAATTAACTGCTCTTTTGGTATAGCGCGACCTTCTTCAGTCATAGAATAATCTAGTGGGTTAAATTTTGCGTCAATTACTACATTCGCAGCGTCTGCCGCCGCTTGGGTCGAATGCTCTACGCCATTGTTGTCTGTATATGTAATCGGACCTGACGTAACTTCTTCTAATGGTCCCGTGCCATAAACTGTGTTGGTGGGGGTGCTATCGCCGTCAAAATCGGCAACATAAGTATCAAAAAAAGTCTCGACAGAGCCCTGATCCCCAAACGTATTGGTAGCGGCAGTGCTGACAGTATCATAAACATTAGAGGCAGTTTCTTTTATAGAGCTTCCAATATTGCTTGCTGTATCTCTTGCCCAATCAAAAAACCCATAAACAGGAATGCCGTCAGGGCCGGGCAATCCTGCGCCACCCATATCACGCAACATCTGCTCTTCCTGCGGATTAATATATGCCAGCATATGTGGCTGGTTCATTAGTTGTGCCTGCCGTGGGACATTGTTAGCCACATTCTCTAGAGCGCCAATTCCTGCGTCTGGGTAGGCTGGGTCAGTCGATTGGTTCTGCTGAACAATTGCGTTCACACGATCTATAAAGCTATTGTTCATCACGCCCTCATAGGTGGTTGCTGCGGTTGCGGTTGCGGCTCTTGGCCACCTTGCGGTTGTGGTTGTTGCATCATGGCATCTGAGATTGCTCCCAGCGCGCCCATACTTCCACCGCCACCCATACGCCGCTTAATCTCCATAACTTTATCAATTAGGTATTTATTCATGTCCATAGGAGGCTGACCCTGACCGCCCTGTGTTGGCTGTTGTTGACCGCCCTGTGGAGCTTCGGGCAGACCGCCAAAAGCCGCAGGGTTTATTGGAGGTAGATTATATGGTTGGATCATTCTTCATCATCTCCATCTGTATTTTAGCCGCATTCTTTTCACGCTCTAGCTGGAGCTCTGCCTGCAACTTTGCAATCTTGGCCTGCATATCAGCCTGCGCCTTGGCCGCGTCAATCTCCATGTCCTGACGTGCCTCTGCCTGCTTGATCTCAATGCTTGATTTAGCCTTGGCCTGATCAGCTTGGATCTGCGCCTGAGTACGCGCCTTCAGTGCCTCAGTCTCCAGCTTGGCAAGTTCCTGTGCATATTGCAACGGATTACCCTGCTGTTCCTGACCGCCGCCCATACCAGTAAGCGCCTCGATTTGCTTCATCTGTGGAGCCGCCTGCACAACTTGCGCTGCGCGTTGGCTAATCAAGCGATCCATCTGTGGGTCAACTTCGTTAAACTGAAAATCTGGATCTCTGAAGTTTGGCATTGGAGGCATTTCCATCTGAATGCTGGCCTCCATCCGCTGACGATACAGCAACGCAATATGTTCTGCGATATGTGCAATCAACACCGGCTGCATAGCCTTGGCGCCGGGGTTTCCTGCCAGTGACGGATCTTGCATAAACTGCATATGAACCGCGATATGTGAATCGTGATCCTGCTCTGGGAACGCCCGAATTGGCTTGCCGTACAACACGCTCATGTTCTCATCAATCGGGTCCATCTGAATGGCGTCTTCAGGCTTCTTCAGGATCTCATCAATATTCGGTATTCTGATCGCCTCATACATCCGCTTGTAGGCTGCATAAAGATCGTGAAGCTGCGGAGCTGATCGCGCCATTTCCAAGACAGCTTGTGCCTGCGCTATGCGCTGGGCTGTCGAGAAGATGTTCGGATCACTTACTGGGACAATGTCAATCCGATCATCAAAGTCGGCGCGGTAGATAATCTCCGCAGCTCCAGCCTGCGAAAAGCTGAACTCATCGGGGAGGTTCTCAGCGTTCAGCGCCGCAAGTAGTTTAAACTCTTGACCCTGCGCGTAGTGCAGGCGCTTGTGGATAGCACTAAATGCCTTCGATCCCTGCTCAATCAGAGCAACCGTAGAGCCCACTGGCGCATTCGGGTTAACGTCGCCAATGTTTAAATCGGCTGTAGACGCAAATCGCTGGCCTGCATCAACCATAAAGCCAAGCAGATTAAACAGCGAACCTGACGGCTCCTTAAACGGCAATGGCATAATCGCCTTGTTTACGTCATCAACTGTACTGTCGAGATCTACAAACTCGCCGGGGCTGATCTGCATATCGCCGCCCTGAACGCGACCACGCAGCTTAAATCCACCTTGCATATTTGAGAACGCCGCACTGTCGAGCAATGCGCGCAGAGATCCAGTAGCCGCTTTACCTAATCCACCGATCATGTGGTACAGACCAAAACCGTAGAAACCCAGACCCGGCAAGAACTTGTAGCTCACAAACCAGTCGCGGCGCTTCTTCAGCTCGTCTTCTTCTTTCCAATTGCGGCGAACCGCCACTACGTTCTGGCTGTCGTAATCAATCGTGATGACATACGGAATTGCCACTGCATTGTCATCAGTTTCGCCGTCATCCATTTCCTCGCCGTCAATGCCGTCGAACAAATCGTAGACGTGCATTTCCAGAAGCGTCATTACGTTGTCATTGCTATCGTCGTATTTATCAACGCCTTCGATCTCGCCAATAATATCGCCAGATGGATCTA